CTGGTTTGAAGATAAGACTCTAGCTATTCTTAAAGAGTTTTTCTAATATCTCTTTAGCATCATTAACGTTAGCAAGATAACCCATCTTACGAGATATCTTTGTTTCATTACTTTTCGTTTTATAACTTTCTCTACAATAAGTTTGGTACATAGAGATCATTTCAATATCAGAAGATTCAGTCATCGTAAGAACATCTTCAATATTAATAATAAACATATCTTCTGTAGTTGTTTTTAGCCAGGGTTCTATTTTATATCCCATTACTCCAGATCGACCCTTAACTTCAGAAACGATAATGGGATTGGTAACTAAAAGGAGAGTTCTATCATCTTCTTCAGTAGCTGCTACCTTTGCGAAGATTTCCTCTCCTGTTTTAAGTTTGATTGTAGAATAAAAATCATCTTCAATACCCATTTAGTTGTTCCTCCTTTCTTTTTTTCCACCATAATTTTGCTGCCTCACTTTTATTTTTTCTGTGTTCTTCTGATAATGGTTTGCCTTTCCTGGATGCGCCAGATTTTGGATTAGGTTTTCCTAAATGAGATTTACTCATATTTTCTCTTGATTTTTTTGAGTGAATTCTTCCTCTATTTGCATTACTAATTTTAATTTTAGTTTCTTCACTTTGAATTTTTCCCTTCATAGTACCACCACCTATTCCACCATTGGATTTGTTGTGAAGAATTCCAGTTCCCAAATCCTTTCTCCCGAGAATTGATATCATGTAAACTTCATGTTTAAATGCATCTTCTTCTGTTAGATTTTTCTTTAAGAATATTCTTCTTTCTTTTGAGGGGGGATTAAAAATTCTATTAGATTTTGAATGAATACGATTACCTTTTCCTTTACCAATATAATAAGGAGTTCCATCTTCTCTAAGGTATGCGTAAGTGTAATAGTTCATTTGCTCTTTAGTTGAATAGTAATTATTTCATAATTGAATTGTTCTTCATTATAAATTTTAATTCTTTCTATGAAGTGATTTAAAGTGTAGTTCTTTCTTGATTGAATTGTACAATCATCAGAGATGTCGTAGAGGACTGCTTTAGTTTTATTTTTTCCTTTTCTAAGAACTCTTCCAATCGATTGAAGATTTCTAACTCTTGATTTACTGGGTGATGCAAAGATAACGTTATGGAGGCTCTTAATATTAATACCTGTAGAAAATGTTCCATAAGAGGCAACGATGATTGCGTTGTTTTCTCTTTCAGTGATTTCTCTTACCAGTTCTCTTTCTTCAGCATCCACCCCACCATGAACAAAAAATACTTTACGATCTTCACGGTTATTCTTATTTATCATCTCATAGAGAACTGCTCCATGTGCTTCTACTCTACTGAATAGCACAAGAGTATTTCCTTTCAAATCTAAAGAAAGATTTGTGATGAACTTATTTCTCTGTTCGTGACCGATTAAATATTGTATCTCATCCTCATAAGTTTCAAACTTTTGTGGTGGATGTTTGAGAACAAGACACTGAATATCCAACTGAGAAAGATGACCCTGTTTCATCAGTTCTGCAGTTTTGGTTACTTTATATGATGGACCAAACAATCCTTCAAGAACCCACTTATGTGTTTGAGTTCCATCAAGAGTTCCGGTAAAACCAAACCTAAATTTTGCATGATGGAGTTTGGTCATGATTTGAACCAGAGATTTGCTCTTGAACAAATGTGCTTCATCACCTATAATACAACCATAATCCTCAAAGAAAGAACGATCTAACTTATAGACAGATTGCCAAGTAGTAATCGTGACATCGTATTCGTTGGTCTTCTCTCTACCAGAATAAATCTTGTGGCAATATGACTCAGCATCCCAACCGTAATCTTGGAAATCCTTGTACATCTGTTCTACAAGAGATGTCGTCGGCACAATTAAAAGAATTTTTTGCCCTTTATCCACATAATATCTTACGATCGAATAAATCATCAGTGATTTGCCAGATGCAGTGGGGCTTATCAATAGCTTTCTGTTATGCCTTAGAGCATCATATACTCCCTCTACTTGATACTCCCTCGGAGAATGAGCACAAATAGATTTCATATAATCTTTTACACCTTCGTAAGATATCTCTTCATTAACTTCGAAGGGTAATCCGTAAAATCTATTATCTTCAAACTTATAAGTGTATCCATATTGCTTACAGAAGGATACTAACTTATCTAAGAGACCCACATAAATCTGCTTGGATCTCATATCATATAAATGAATTTCCCCATTCCAGTTTCTATTCCTATATTGGGGCATAAACTTTGCAGATTCTACCTGAAACGTAAATCTGTCTCTGAGTTCGTATTCGATATGTGGTTGTGTCTTTATTTTTAGGAATACTTCATTGGACTTTTCAATAATCAAATCGCACATAAATAACCCTCAATCAAGGTTATTTATCTTTTATATCCTAACGATCTTCTTCTTGCATAATATTCTTTTAATTTTTCACTTCTTATTTTTTTCTCTTCATCTGAAAGTTTTCTACCCTTGGTATAACTATTACCAATCATTCTTTCCCTCATTTTTTGCTTTGTTTCTTCTGAGTGATAGTTTGGTAAAGTTTTTCCTTTGTTCCAAGGTTCTTTACCCTTTTTGGATTCAGACATTCTTAGTTTAGATTCTTCAGAATGTTTCCATCCTTTTTCCAATATCCACCATCAAATGGTTCATAATCACCAAGATCACTCATATCAATATCTTTTAGTGATTCGAAAATATCTTCCATTTATTGCATTAGTTACTTCATTTTATTTATTTACCCCAATCCAGCAGTAAATCTAATAAACTCAATAGCATTTTTAATTTGGAAAGTCCTGTTCTGAATAACCTTAAGAATACTTTCCAAATAGTTCAGGATTGTATCATAATATTCAACCTTCAAACAAACTGAAGATAGTTTCTCATCAGCATCTAAGTATTTCTGAAGAGTTTCTTTATCACGAATTTTTTTAGGAAATGGATTCTCCACGTAAACATCAGGATCTGCTTTTCCGGTAAAATATTCATAACGTTCGTGTCTGATATTTTTCTTTTGTTGTTCTGCCTTTTTCTTTAACAAAACAATGTTATTGTAGATGTCAAAATACTTTGCATGTAAACTGGGAATATTCAAAGATTCTGTATGAAGATTATCTACGTCAATCTTAGAATCTTCCTCCCACTTTTTTGGATTGTATCCAAATCAAAAGTCATAAGGGATTGCCAGCATTATCAACTATATTGTAGATAGTATACTTGAAAGTGACCTCTGCAGTCAAATAATCAATATCAGTATCTGTAGCATCAAACTGGAGATCCGTCAGAGAGTATGGAAATACATCTAAAAACTTAACTTTAAAGTTTGAGTTGTTTGAACTTGTAAGAACGGTTAAAGTTGCATCAGAATATAAGTTCATTTGGTTTTTATCTTGAATATCCATTCCTGGATTAGTTCTTTGCCAATCATAAATCTCTTTTAAATTTTCCGGAAATCCAATACCACGTATCCAGTTTTGAACTTCCATATAATTCTCAAGATTTTCATCCACAAGAAATCTTAAGGTAAGATCATTAAATTGAATCTTATCTCCAGGAATATCAATATCCTTTAGATATGATGGTTGAACTGCTACTCCCAATGTCATTCCTGGAATGTTTGCAGTGTTTCCGAAGAATGCGACTTTTGGTGCCCTATTCAAAGTAAACTTGAATCCTACAGGTGATAGAAAGTTTCTATTCTGTATTTGATTCTTATATGCGTTCGTGAGTGCCATTTTTCTAATTATTTAGATAAAAAAAGGGGTCCTTGCGGACCCCTGAAGAACATTGTGATTTAGATCACATGATGTTCTTAACAGCAACTCTTCTGTAGTAACGGTTGCTGTTGACACGCAGACGACCCAGACCCTGATTGTCAGCATTGCCTTCCGCAAATGGGTTAGCAACGATTCCATAACGGGTCTTAAAGCCGATCTTAGGCTGGAAGGTGTCTTCTCCAACCGCACGTACCATCTGCAGAGGTACATATGGGCAATAGAATAGACCAGCATCATAAGGGGAAGAACCTTTATAACCAACAACGTAGTACTGGTTGGTGCCTTGTGCCAGACCGCTGTTATTAGCAGCCAGGTTTGCCGAATAAGGATCGATATAAACACGATACTTACCTGACAGAACACCTGCGAAGGTGTTACCAGTGTCATCAACGTTTAGATTTGCGTTCAGAGCAGGGGTGTAATCGAGAACACCAGCCATGGTCAGTGCTGAAGCAACGTCAGCAGAGCACATGATGATGTTGCCCTTTCCACGACGAGTTCTCTGAGCAATTCTGTTAGCATCTCTTTCGATTTGGAACAGAAGACCCTTGAACTTCTCAACAGACCAACGACCATTTGAGTCAACGTCAAGGTCAAATACACCCTGAGTAGCAACGTTCTCAGCAGCACCTTGCTCAGCAATCTTGTAGATTGTTCTGATAACCTCACGGTTGATTTCAGCAAGAATCTCGCTAGACAGAATGTTAGCAAGTTCTGCTTCAGCATTCAGACCGTGGATTGCCTTCAGGTCCTGTGCAAGCTCGAGGCTGTATTCAGCCTTCAGTGCTCTTGACTTTGCAGTAACGGTGACTTTCTCGATTGAGAATGCCATCTGGTTGAACTGATCACCGGTGCCAGCACCGAGATTCTCAGCATCACCAGTGTTCATTCCCTGACCGACATCATATGCGGTTGAGGATGCGGATCCAACTGGGTTCAGGATGGATGGGTTGGTTCCTGACTGTGCAGTAGTACCAAGACCAGCATTAACATCTGAGAAACCACCAGTCAGATTGAATCCGCTGTCCTGACCAGAGAATGCGGTATCTGCTTCATCGAAGAATGCTTCGGTTCCGCTCTGGCTGTTGTAACGGGAACGCATTGCGAAGATCAGTCCAGTAGGACCGTTCATTGGTTGAACGCCTGCCAGGTCATATGCGACCAGGTTAGGCATTGAACGTCTGATCAGTGAGATCAGAACAGGATCGAAACCTGCGGTAGGACCACCAGCAGCAGAAGTACCGGAGAATCCACCGGTTCCAGCTGAGTTAGTTGGTGATTCCATGAGGCTCTGCATTGATCCCTGATCAAATGCAGTTTGCTCTCTTAAAAATTTTTCTTGGTTTTCCAGCAGGACTGCGGTTACTGCCTTACGATGAGAATCTTTGATTTGATCAAGACCCTCATAGTTGAGGAGAGGTGCCCACTTTTCCTGCAGATGCTCGGAATGGAACATTTGCGTTTACCTTTGTTAATGTTTACGTTTGATTAATCTTAAATTCAGTTTTTAGCAACAGCCTGAAGAGTTCTCAGGTATGCAGCCATTGGACCAGAAACGGATTCTGTCGAATTGTCTACACCCTCAGAAAGTGTTTCAGTGTGTGCTTTTGGAGTTTTATTTGCTGAGAAGTATGACTCCTTCAGAATCTCCAGTTTTTCACGATATTCTTCTTCACTTTCAAACTCAACACTTTCGGCAAGTGAAGCGAGCTTCTCTTTCTGAGTAGCAGCAAGGCCCTCAGAAATCTCATCGAAGATTCCATCAGCAACCGACTCTGAGAGTCTTTGGTTAAGGTGGATGTTCTTCTCAATCTGCTCGTTGAGTTTTGTCTCCATGTCATCAAGTTTTTCTACCATGCTCTCAAGAACATCATATTTATCTTCAGGAATTGATACATAATGTGCTTCAAAAAGACCCTTCATTCCTTCCAGGAAGGATTCGGTCATTTCAGTCTTAAGACCTTGCTCGACTGCCAGTTCATTTTCGGTGAACCATTCGTCAGCAACATACTCAAGATAAGAATCCACTCTTTCTACGAGTGCTTCTTTGATTTCCTCGACTTCCTCTACGAGTTTTTCCTCGTATTGTGCTTCGAGTGCCTCTTTGATTTCTCCAACCTTAGCAGTCAGAGCAGCCTCAAAGATTGTCTTTGCTTTTTCCTTAAACTCTTCGGAGAGTTCTTCACCACCAAGAAGAGCATTTACATCTTCTTCGATATCATATTCTACAGTTTCTTCTTCAGAAACTACTTCCTCTTCAGTAATTTCTTCTTCAGCAACTACTTCAAGATCTTCTTCCTCTTCGGTCTCTTCTTTCACACCTGCGGGCATTGCATCTGCTGCTTTTGCACCTTTGGTTACAACATCTTTAACTTGAGAAAGTGTCTTACCAGGGATCTTCAACTTGGCCGAATCGTCATCAGATCTATAATTCTCTGGACGAGGCCCACCCAGATCATCATAAGAACCGGCAATTGAAGTATCCATTGGATCCCCCGCCTTTGCACCAGCATTAACGGCGGTTTTGGATTGCTTAGTGCCTACTTCCATTTCTTGTAAATCTCCACGAGACATTTGAACTCTCCGATTAACCTTAGTTTTAAACTATATTTATTTATAAATTAAAGATTTGCGAGAAAATCATTGAATAAGTTCAACTTATTCTCATCTAATCTCTTTTGATCTACAAGAGTATTAATTGTCTTGTAGGTTTTCTCTGCATACTTTTCACGCAGAATACCACCATCCCATACCCATTCCTTACCTTCCATAATTCCCTGAACAAAAGCATCAGGTGCAGAAGGATCAGCAACGATATCAGCAGCAGTTGCTAACATAAAGTCTTCACCAACTTCTTGATATCCTTCTTTTGTTGGACGGAGTGAACCAATACCTCTAGAAGAAACACCTAGGCATACACCTTCTTCGATGAGTGAAGATGCAATCTTACCCATTGGTGTATTGAGGATCTTTGCCTTACCGATAAAGTTGGAACCACTTTCTTTCAGAGAAACAATCTTATGACAAACTCTATCCAGATTTACGGTAGGACCGTCTGGGTGTCCGAGTTCTCCAAGTGCTCTTCCAGCAAGAACGTGATTCTCGTTATATCTAGCAACTTCACGACGAAGAGTTTCCATAGGATACATTCTGCCATTTCTATTGCAGATATTTCCTTGGAGGAAAATGCCTTCGATGAAAAGTGACTTTTTACCGTTCTTGTTTTCGACGATAAATTCGACCTGTTCGATTTCTTCTCTGATGAGTTTCATGGCTTTAGTTAGTGAATCCTACTTTTGATGCTTTGATTGCTGAAGATGTCCAGATAACATCAGTTGGAAGTTTTTCCAGAAACTCGACAGAGTAAGCTGGCATACTAAAATAGTTGGTAGTTGCTGCACCAACAATAGTCGAAACTCCAACGGTGATAATTCCGGAAGTATCATTATGAAGTCTTACACAAGTTGCACTACCAATGCTTGTAGCAGCACCAGCAGTTGCACCAGTAGCAACTTCAGTTTCAATTATCTTAGTTCTTTGCATTTTTATGATAAAGTCTTATACTTTTTATTTATGATTCTTCGTATTCTTCAGTATCTTCTACTTCAGATTCTTCCGACCCAAAGAGTGAATCTGAAACTACGGGTTTAAAAGAATCTACTCTTTCTGCTGCCTTTGCAAATAAAAGATCTTTGATTTTATCACTAATTTGAGATGGACTCTCATCAGTG